TTTATTCCTGATAAATTACCTATGTCTGTTATATCTTGTGCTACTAAACCATCACCTAAACTAACTACATTACTAACTTTTGCGGTGTTTAAAGTTACCTCCGCTTGTATTGCTGTATCATTGTAAACTGTATCTGTATCGGTAAATAAAGCATTTACAGGAACTGCAGTTTCCACTAAAGGATGAACTAAGTCTGTAACTTTATCATTGTTCGTTGTAATATCACTTGCCTGTTGTGCTGTGATTCCTGTTTTAGCTGTGTTAGCTACAACATCTGTATTAGCTGAAACTAATGCTTCTGTATAACCAACCTTAGCAGTATTCAATGCAACTGCTGCTGCATCGGTATAGCTTGTTTTAGCTGTATTTAGATTGATAGCTGTCTGCTGTGTATCTTGTACGTCTTTTAGTACCTTACCTTGAGCTGCAGTCAGTCCTTCTGTTATTGAAATACTTGTCAATGTATTATTCAAAGTAATTGCATCGAGTAGAGCGCTCATATCTACAGTAAATGTAGATGCATCGTCTCTTGTAAAAGTTGCAATACCTGTAGTTCCATTCAAAGTACCACTTACAATTCTCGCTAGATTTGTATCATCTAAATATAAAGATAAATCTAAATTATGAATTACTCCATTTTCATCAGTATATTTTAATATATTTGTCGCTAAAGATAATGTTGTTAGTGTCTCAGTATCTGTAAATAAAGCATTTACAGGAACTGCAGTTTCCACTAAAGGATGAACTAAGTCTGTAACTTTTAATGTATTTAAAGCGACCGCTGTATTATTAGCAACTTCTGTATCAAAATCAGTAACCTCACTCGCTGTGTGTGTGTGCGCTGTTGGTGTACGTGCATCACTTAATCTTGAATCTGTTGTATCAATTAATGTAGCATCTGTTACAATAGCATTTAACTCTGCTAATGTATCAATATCAGTAGGTTCTAATTCATTTCCTGTTGCTGATAGTTTAGCGTTGTTAGTTACTATATTTGATGCTTGGGTTGGTGTAATACCTACCTTAGCGTTATTTAATACGTGAGCATCATAAATAGCTTCACTCATTATACCTGCAGTTGTTGCAGTTGCAGCGTTAATTGTTGCATCAGTACCATCACTTGAATTAACAACTACCGCAGTTGCATTATGAGTTGTAGTTAAATCAGTTGTAATATTATGATTTATATCTGATACTTTAGCAGTGTTTAAATCAACCTCCGCTTGTATTGCTGTGTCATTATATACGGTATCTGTAAAAACTGCGCCTAAAGGAACGTTTGTTAATACTTGTGCGTCATCTATTTTGCCGTCTAAAGCACTTTGAGTAGCGGTACTTACAGGTTTTAATAAGTCCGTTGTGTTATCTACATTTGACAAACCCACTTGTGTTTTGGTAACGATATGAGGGTTGGAAACATTAGCTATATGGCTACCTAATAATGCAAATGTATCGTCTACAATTATAGTTACTTCTGTTACTGAGGGTGTTACTGTTATATTAGCCATTTGTTATATCTTGTATTATTTTAATAGTTCCGTCTATATAAGTTATAACTCTGCCATTTGGAAAAGTAAACTCAATATCATAGTAGTATGTAGATATACCCCAATCTAATATGAAAGGGTCAATTTGAAATACACCATTTAAAGCGTCTGTAACTGTTAATCCTGTATCTATAATAAATGTTTGTACAGTTTGTCCTCTTTTATTATTTAGCTTAAATTCAGACTTTATAACAACATCAGTTAAATCAATAGCTGTAAGCCCTACTGTATTTAAAACTGTGAATTGTAAACCGTTAAAAGTGTCCCCTTTATAATGGTTCGGTATTTTATAAAACTCAGGCATTTTTCTTTATTTTTTTTAAGAATAATTTTAACTTTTGTATATGTTCTTTTTTAGGTTTGTAGTACCTCCTTTTAATATAATTGCCATCCGCCATAGTTCGCATTTTTAATAGGGTTTACATCGTTATTTGTATTGCTTGTATATTCAGGATAGTCTAAATAATTATAAGACATAAAATCAATAAATCTATTTGTATAACTATCTGCGATATTCCTTTCCTTTTCAACTAAGAAATCTATTTCGTTTTTATCTACACTTTGACTATTCTCTGCGTTATGTTTAAACACCCCACCGTTAGAAACTGTATAAGCCATAAAAGGAAGTATTTCAACTAACGCCCAATGTATAAGCATCGGCTTTACATACGTATTTAATAAATTTTTATATAATACATTACCAATTAAATCTATATCATCAGGTAAAAGCGACTGTATTTTTTCTAATAAATCAGTACCTAAGTATTGCTTTAAATGTATGTCTTGAGCAATACCTATATATTGAATAAATTTATCATTATCTACATTACCATTTAAAATGCTATACTTTTTTATGTCCGTAGTTGTTACTAATAGTGCTTTGCTCATTATCCTTTATAATTTGGGTGGTGACCATTGTTAGGCATATCTTTTGGGGCTTTTTTAGCATCTTCTAAGCCTTTTGGTTTCGGTTTATATCCTTTTATACTATTAACTTCTTCTGAACTGCTAAGGGCTTTATCTACAAATGGCGTTCCGTCTGTTTTTTTCTTTAATCTATATAGGTTTTCATTCCAAAAATGACCACAATTAACTCCGCCTTTAAATTTAAACAAACTATAAGATTGTTTTTTATGTCCAAATTCTTTATTTATACCTCTAAAACTAGCTTGGTCTATATCCTCTTTGCGATATACAACACCTCTACCAGTTCTATTCATCATTTGGTTACAAAAATCTCTACTTTTACCGCTTGAATACTTCTCATTATACTCATATCTAACCTTATAAATGTCTTTATCTAGTGTGCTTGAAGCATTTGGATTGCTTTTTATAACATTTGCAAACTTTTGCATTAAATTTTGCTTAGTTTTTATGTGTTTTTTAGCCCAATCTTCTATGTTTTCGTTATCATCTGATGAAATACGCTTATCTACAAGCTCCCATTCGTCTGTTATTTCCTCACCATCTAAGTTATTTAACATTTTATCACCATCGTCATCGCTAAAATTAGGTGATTCAGCACTCATATTAACGTCATTTTGTGGATTAACACCACTGCTAAACTCTAAAGGCTCTAATGTTTTGAAATATAAGTCTAAACTAATATCATTTATTGATAAAATTTCAGCTATAACCTCTGTTACTTGGTCTTGATATGTGTTAATTACAACATTATCAAACAATAAATTAGCTGTTTTTATCTCATCTGCGTTATTTCCTAAGCCCCCACCCGTTTCACGTACACCAATAAGCATCGGACTTGTAACTCTATGCCCTACAATTAGCTTATCTCTACATTCTTTTGATAAATATTCGTAATGCGAGGGTGCATCGTTCAATGCTATATCTTCAATAGTTGTTTCGCTCTCTTTATTAGCGTTAAAAGATATGATATTTTTTAAACCGTGCGCTCCAGTTGTTTTATTATCAATATCCTTTTTAATTTGTTTTCTTTTTTCTTCGTCTGGGATTCCATTATTGAAGTTTATAACACGCGTTCCACTAAAACCATTGATAGTATCATTAATTAAATAATCCGCTATCTCTTGCTCTAAAAATGCGTATGGTAAAGACCCTACATAGTCAACTGGTGTATAATAATCAAACCCTGCAATATAAGGTCGTAATACATAAATCTCATTACCTGTATCTTTTCCAAAACCAAAAGAATCAATACTTTCTATTACATCGCTTTGTTTTTGTTCGCTCCATTTAGGGTGATAAAACCAATTTTCAATAACACCTTCTTCGTTCATTTTACCAGCTCTTAAAGTATTCATAGGAAAATGAGTAACCTCTTTTACTACTCCTTTAATCTTACTAACTTGAAAAGCCGCCATACCTAACATTTTATAATCAAATATAAACTTACGAAGGTCTTTTTTCTTAAATAAAGATAACATTTGAGCGTATGCGTTTGGTCGTCTACTTGCATCTTTAGCACTTAAACCACGCCCATATATCATTTTAGAAATACCGTTTATAATAGCGTTGTTAGTTGTGCTACCTGTGTACCTATCAATTAAGTATTGGAAGTAGTCATTATCTTTACCGTATAAAATCCATTCTTTATTTCTAACCTCTAATATCTCAGGAGTTGTATATTTTCCTAAACTTATAACGCTATAATCTGGTGTTAATTTTTTCATATTGTAATGTAATCGTTATTACTTTCACGTTCTGTATATTCGTTATTATTAATTGAGTATTCGCTTTCTGTTTGAGATGTGCAAAATACTTTGTCTTTGAATATTATATCAGTTCCGTTATAAGCTGTTAAATTATAAAACCTATCTTCTTTTAAATCAAATATTAAATCAGCTGTTAAATAATAACGCTCCAATGGAAAAATACCTGTAATTGTAACCTCCGTATTGTCTTGTTCATCACGCAACATTATACTAGTACAAGTATTATCTCTAGCAATAAACTTTATATTTTGAGCTGTTGCTATAGGTTTTAATATTATCATTCGTTTGCTTTTATAATAAACAACATTTTTTTAATTTTGTTATAAATAAAAACCTCGCTAAATAAATAACGAGGCTAAACTAAAAAATTAAATTATGAAAAATACTAAACCCCTTCTGTTACTACAAAACCATCTGTAGCATCCATTAATGTGGCATCAATAAATGAAGCCATATCACTCTCTTGGGTTGTTGCAGTTACATTGTAACCACTTAAATCACCCATTGCAGCACCACTAGCTGTATTAACAGCACATTCAGCACCGTTTTTCATACCAGCCAATCTAAAATTACCGTTGTAATCTTCTAAAATTACGTGAGGTCTTCCAGATGCTAGTAATTTCATTTCTTTTTGAGATACTAAACTTTGTTTTTTAAATACAAATGTTCCTGTACCAGTCCAAAAAGAAGTACCCTTCTCTCTGCTATTTTCATTCGCTTCATCAAATGTATTAGCACCTTTTAACTCGTATTTATAACAAGTTATAGGAGCTGTTAAAGCTGTTATTTCCTCTGCTACAATAGTAAAGTTAGCAAAAGCACCAGCATCATAATTGAAAAAGTAAACAGCTCTTAAACCCCCTACGGAGTCTTTACAAGGTTCTAAACGTCCAAGCGTTAAATCACAAGCCATATATTTTATGTGTTTTATAAGGGTAGCCGAAACTACCCTATATTATTATTAATTATTATGCAGTAGTTGAAAGATACCAGATAACCTCTTCACCGTTCACATATTGAACTCCTGCACTATAAACCATTTTATATCTAATCATTCCAGATAAATCTGATTCATCCATATCTTTAATTCTAATGTCGTTATGGTCAGCCATTAATCCAGTAGCGAAATAAAGGTTTTTCTTTTGATATACTACGAAAGTGTTATCAGGTAAACCGTTAATTACTTCTAGTTTAGTAGTTCCATATTGTAGTACCATATCAGCACCACCTAAACCGTTAGAGATACCAGCAGAAATAAGAGCTTGTTGGTAAGCTAAAGCGATGTTATAAGATACACCGAATACTAAGTCTGTTTTTCTTGCTAAAGCAACAGGTACAGCTTCTAATACTTTTTCAATCTCACTAATTACATTCGCCTTAGTAATTGCGGCAGTTAAAGGCGTAATCCCATTATTTGCTTTTATTACTGTCCAATCTGCTGTGAATAAAGGAATAAACCCACCAAAACGACCAGCTGTTGCACTTACACCTTGCCAAATATCTAAATCTGTTGCTTCTGCTGTATCTCCTAAAATCTCAGCTAAAAGAGCAGTTTCTACATCAGCAGGTGCTTTATCATTATGAGCAGAAAAGCCCATTGACGCAGCACTCCATATTTGTCTTAAATCTTCTTTACAAATCTCTTGTTCGTTCTTTAATTTCTTAGGTGTAATTAGTTTCTCTGCTAATGTTACCGCACCTGTTGGTGTAAACCCACAAGCATAATCAGCTCTACCATCTGAATAACTAATTTTTCTAAGTGATACCTGAAAGTCTACATCAGGCAAAACGGTTACTAAATTTTTTGCAATAGTATCAGCTTCTTTAAATGCTTTACCTACTATTTCACCAGCTTCTTTACCAGCGTAATTTGAACTTACTGTTACAGTCGTTGCCATATTTTATTTTTTTCTATTATTTAAAAATTCTACTAATGATTCTTTTCCTAAATGGATATTTTTATTTACTTCTTTTTCTACCGAGTGTTTTACTGGTTTCACTTCTTCTAATTCCACAACTTCAACTTCTTCTACTTTTGCAAGTTTAAGCTCTGAAATTTCAGTCTTTAGTTTTTCAATTTCTTCAAAGAATTGCTCTTTAGATATTGATTCAATAATTTTTTTAGGAGTTGTTTTTTCAGCTTCTAAATCAGGAGCGGCAACTTCTTCTGTTGCTGGTGCTTCTTCTTCTGCGTTAGCTTCTTTAACTTCTCCAATAATTCCGTCTTGAGTAACTACTAAAAGTCTACCATCTTCTAAAACGTATTCGCCAATTGGCAAAGGGATACGTTCTTCTTCTGTGATGATAAATATTTCAGCATTAGCCTCAAAAACATCAGCCTCTACTATAGTACCGTTGTCAAGTTTCATTTGTTCTAACTTAACCTCCATACTTAGCAAAACCTTAACATCATTTAAGATTTTTTTGTAATCCATATTTTTACAGTTATTAATTAATAAATTCTATACAATAAACATAAAGTATAGTTTTTTGTTATAAATTCAATTATTATAATTCACCTTTTTCAATAGCTTTTATAATCTCTTTTATTAAAAATTCAGATTCATCTTCTGTTAGTTCGTCAACTGTCTTTTCAATAGTTTCAGTCATTTCTACTTTGTCGGCAAAATAGCCCTCAATACTAAAACCTTTAACCTTTCCAGTCTTTACATAATCATTCCAAATATTATCGTTATCTACTTTCATAGAAACCATCCACGTGCCTACAGGAACATTAAAACCATACTTTGCAGACTTGTCTTGTTTAACGTCATCTACTATCCAACTTTCAACAACCGTCATATCTTTTAGTTTACTTTCGTGTTCTAAGGTTGCGTTACTTTGGTTGTTTTGTTTAAGGTATAATTGAGATGCTTTAACTACGGTTTCTTTTGAAAAGAAGATATAAAACTCTTTATCTTTAACACGTCTATAAATATTTTTATCAGGTATTAAAGCCGCTCCCATTAAAATACGTTTCTCCGTATCTATTGTAGCGAGTTGTATTTCATTACTTTTTAATGCTATAAAGTCAGATTCAATAGCTGGATTTTCCACAACACTAATAGCTTCAACTCCGTTTACTTCTTCGTTTTCGTCTATTATTAACTCAATTATTTGCATAAGTTTATTTTATTATTAAACAATATTTATAGATTTTTGTTATAAATTAACCGAATGTAGCGTTGTCTACAATATTTCTATCCAAACTTTGCTGTGTTGTTACATCGTTACTAACTACATATGCTTTTACAGGCTCTTGTGTTTGCTCACCAATAGCACTAGCTAATTGATTTGTGCCGCTTGTACCAACTACATTAAATTGTGGTGCTTGTGCTTGTGGAGCTGATGCGCTAATAGA